GTCGAGCTGCGCCAGGAGGGTGAAGGCTTCCACGAGCGGTTGTGGTTGCTGGCCCAAGCGATCGCCACCGTACGGCAGGATCCCCGCGGCGGTCCACAGACGGAACTGGCGGATCAGGTCGAGCACCGCGGGATCGAGCTCGGCCCAGGGGCAACGGCGCAGCTCGGGGGCGAACGGGAAGTGCAGGCTGGCGCCACCGTCCGGGCTGTCGCCGTCGCAGTTACGCGCCTGCCTGAGGCTGCGCTCGGTCGGGCCGTTGGCGTCGTGCTTGTAGCTGGCGCCGGCGCAGCCTACGCGGGAGCAGCGCCATTCGAGGCTGGCGTGCCCGGAGCCGAGGAACCGAGCGGCGGTCGCGAGTTTTTTTTTAGACCTGCGCTGAGGTGGCTCCGGTCGCGGATCGCGTCGTAGCAGTCATCGAGCACCTTGCGCTCGGTCTGCCAGGCGTGGGTCAGGATGAAGGTCACCAGTTCCTCGCCGTCCTTTGGATGCACCACGCGGCCGGTGCGCTCGCCGAGCTCGTCGAGCTCGCGGCCGGCGTAGCCGTACACCTCCAGGATCCGACGACGACAGACGGCCGCGGCCTGGTCGTTGGCGATGGCGATGGGATCGGCGATCACCGCCGCCGCGTTGGCCTCGGGCTCGATGCGCAGCGCGCGCGAGCGCACGTCGGCCATGCTCTGCTGGAACTCGTCGCCGCTGAACGGGGCCAGTCGCACGCGAAAGGGATCGGGGTCGTCGCGGTTGCGCACGTATCCCTTCGCGCCGCAGTCGGTGCAGTCACCGATCGCTACGCGGCCGGCACCGTCGCAGGTCGCGCACGGGTTCTCCACATCGGGCACGTACCAGACGCCCGATACCTTCCAGTCGCTGGGGATGGCTGCTACTTGACGCATGCCCGCGGTGTACACGGGTCGAGCGCGCCGGACAAGCAGCAGCGACACGTCACGCGGCGTCGACGGGCGACGGCTCAGGTGTAGTCGAAGGTCGCGGCGTCGTTGTTGCCTTCACCTGAGGTCGCGGTGTCCAGGCAGAGGCCGGTCATCTCGATCGTGCCTTCGGAGGCGTCGCCCGCGGCCGGCAGGGAGAGCTTGCCCACGTCGAGCTCGGCCTGCGGAGCCGTGAACACCCCGCGGTGCCCCACGGCGCTGCCCACGGTGAGGATCAGCGCGACCGAGGGGAACGACTTGCGCGCGGCCATCCAGATGATCATGTCGCGGCGCGCGCGCACCACCACCTTGAAGGTGAGCTCGCGCCAGCCGAGCAGCGCATCGGTCGGGGAGTCCTCGAACGCGTGATCGCGGAGCTGCTTGTAGTTGTTCTTCCCCGCCACCTCGCAGCTCACGATCGGCATCGTCACCGCCCCAAGGCCCGAGCGGTTCATGGTCAGGCTGCCCGCGCTGTGCGCCACCGGAGAGCCGGCGGTCACCGGCGACGGCGCGTAGGGCCGCACCACGTCGCCGAGCAACGTGGTGAGCGACGCCTCCAGCACCAGGTTGTCGGTCGAGATCGAGTTGACGCGATAGCCAGTGCCGCCGTTGTTCTGCGCGCCGATCTGGAGGACCGAGCCGAACGGGTTGCCGCCCTCGAAGCTCGCGCCCTCGCCGGCGGTCACCGCCTGGGTGGCTGAAGTCGCGCCGGCCGCGATCAGCGAGTAGCCGGTGTTCCGGTGGTCGAAGGCGTCGCCGCCGAACTCCAGCATCGGGGCGTCGCCGCCGGACGCGGTGAGCTTCCAGTCCTCGCAGGTCATGCCCTTGATCTGGGTCATCCAGATCGCCGCGTCGTAGTTGGCCAGCAGCGAGCCCGAGCCGGTGAGCAGAGCCTGCGAGCTCGACAGCGAGTAGCGCACGCTGGTGCCGCCGGGGTACGAGCGCCCGCCCCAGAACATCCGGTGCAGCACGTCGTCGTCGGGCTCGGAGCCCGAGCCGGGCGTGGTCGCCGGCCCCATGAAGTACTTCTTGATGCGCCAGGTGGCCCAGCGCTTCCCGCTGTACCGCATGAAGTCCTGGCGTCCGCCGTGCGCATCGCGCCGCGGCACGCGGTCGAACTTCAGGTCGATATCGGCTTCGAGGTGGCGGATCGCGCCGGCCGCGGTCGCGCGCACGAACGTGCCGGGCGTGGTCTCGGCCTCGACGTACAGTCGCGACCGCGATCCTTGAACGTGTTCCTGGTTCAGACCCATCGCTCACCACCTCACGCCAGCTGGAGCAGCTTGGCGTACTTCTTCAGCAGCGCCGCGGCCTCGGTGGTCGCGGCGTCGAACTCCTCGCCCGGCTTCAGGTCGACCTCGCCCCGGCGCAGGTCGCCGGCCTGGCCGATGAAGCGGAGGCGCGTGGGCTTGTGGTCGCCGTGGAGCTCGTCGAAGTGCACCAGGCGCTTCGCCAGCTCGGCCTCGATCGCCGCGTCGACCTTCTCGGGCGAGAGCGCATCGTCCTCGCCGGCGGCCTTCGTCAGCTCGGCGATCGTCGCCTTGGCGATCGCCTCCTGGTCAACGTCGTAGGACAGCGCGCACGCCGCGCAGGTCCCGATGTGCCGCAACATCATCGCTCGCCTCCCCGCTCAATCGTTCGGGTAGTAGGTAACACGGAAGGTCAGCACGATAGAAGCCGCACCTTCGACCCCTGGGCCGCCGCCGGTGTATGCCTCGCGATCGGGCACGCCCTCGTCCGTCGACTCGCCGGCGGACTCCTCCGTGCTGATCGCCCACCCGCCGCGACGCGGGTCGGTCATGAGCGCGCGCCGCACGTCGGACTCGATGGCCGAGAGCAGCCGGCCCTTCTCCGCGTCGTCGTCCTCGGCCACGTGCCCGATCACCACGATGTCGAGCTGCTTGCGGATCTGCCCGAACGGATGGTTGACGGGCGTCTGCTGCTGGGGCGCCGGGAACCAGCACAGCGCCGGCATCTCATCGGGGGAGATGTCGCCGTGCTTCTTGAGCACCCTGTAGACGCTGGTCGACCGCACCAGGAGCTGGTAGCCGCCGGGCGTGCCGTTGATCCCCTTGAGGGTCGTATCGACGTTCTGGAGGATCTCGTATCGGTTCGTGGTCATCGCGCGCCCGCCCTCTGCATCAGCTCGTCGAGCTTGCGCGCGATGAGCTCCTCGATCTCGGGGGCCGCCTTCGCCTCGGCGGCCTCCATGTAGTGTACACCGGGGATCCGCACCCGGTCCTTCAGCACGTACTTCGGCTCGACCTTCCCGTTGCGGCTCACCATCGCCAGGATCGCGTCGGCGCCCTTGCGGGGGATCAGTGTGAGCCGCGGCGACCAGTCCCCGGCGGCCTTTCCGATGGGCACGTTCGCGAACGACAGGGGCACCGTCAGCTTCTTGCCGTGCGCGGTGATCACCCCGCCGTCGTTCTGGATGCGCGCGTACGGCCGAGTGAGCTCGACGCGGGCTTCGACCACGCGACCGCTGGCCTGCACCAGCACGGAGCGCACGTCGCGTGCGAGCGCCCCGGTGGGCCGCTGGGTGAGCCGGGCGACGATCTCCGCGCGGATCGCGCCCTCGGCGATGTTGGCGGCCTCTAGCGCGAGCTGGGCCAGGGCATGCTCGGCTTGCACGCCCATGCGATCGAGCATGGCTTCGACGATCTCCCAGTCGAAGCTGATCTCGAAGTCGGGCGCGGCCATCGCTACTCCAGGCCGGGGTATCGATCCATCCCCACCTGGAACGGCAGGGGCTTCTTGTCGCTGTCGCTGGCCCGGTCACTCTCCTCGGAGAGCGAGGCGCCGGTGAGCGTGAGGCCGGTGGCGCCCATGGCGTCCTTCTCCAGCTCGGCGATCAGCTCCTTGACGTGCTGCACCATCACCTCGGGGTTCGTGGTGACGCCGCCGCCGCTGGCGCTCACGTTGCGAACGACGCGGGCCAGCATCTCCTTGGCGCAGCCGAGAGACGACAGGGCCAGGTCGTTGTTGTTCCGATCGATCACCTCCTGGATCTCTTCGTCCTCCAGGAAGTGCAACCCGCGGCGCACGTCACCGATGCGCTTCCGCACCTTCGCCAGATTCGTGGTGAGCGCGAAGACGTCGTAGGTGAAGGTCACGGGGGCGACGGTACGACGCCGCCCGCTCCGCGGACAAGCTACGAGCCGTAGCCGGAGACCTTGAGGATGCCGGTGATCAGGGCGTCGCGCGCGAGCTCGCCGGCGCCGGCGCCGTTCACCGCAAGCGTCGTCCCGAGCTCGCGCAGCTCGGCGTCCTTCATCGCATCGAGCATCGCCCGCGCGGTCGAGCCGGCGGCGCCGGTCGACGGCTGCTCGCCGGCGCCGAACGACACCTCGAATGCGGGCGGGGGAGGATCACTCGCCGGAGTGACGGCCCCCTCCCCCGCCCTTCCTTGGGGTGTCTCGGTTGCCGACGGCGTGGGCGACGCTTCGCCAGCCGCCACCGGCGGGGTTGTGGCGGCCTGCGCCGTCGTCGGGGACGTCGCTGGCGACGGGTCGGGCGCGGGCGCGCTGGGCGGTTCCTGCGCAGGCCGGGCCGGGGCTTCGACGATGCCGGCCCAGACGAGCAGGCGCTCCACGGTCACGTCGAACACGTCGGCCTCTTCCACGCCGCACTCGCGGCACAGCGCGGAGAACTTCGACGGGGAGAGGCGCTCGACGGATGCGCGCACCAGAGCGGCGACGCGAGGGTTGACGCGGTGGGGCTGGAACGTGAGGCGCCGGGTGCCCACCAGGGCGTCGATGCGCCGGCGGGGGAAGGCGAACGCTTCAGGCACCTCAGTGCCCGGCGCGCGCTCCTCCTCCTGCTCGGCCACCCGCAGGGGATGGATGCCCACGAGGTACATGCCCTCGTCGGGGGTCGGGTAGGCCGGTCGCGCGCCCATGTACACCTCAGGGGTTGAACGCCAGCAGAGGCTGGGTGCTGGCGCTCGTTCGCTTTGGGGCGGCCTCGCAGGCGGGTCGGCTCCTCAGCAGCCGGCCGGCCCTTGCGGGCCTTCAGGTTTAGATGACCGAGAGAGCGAGCAGCCCGCAGTCGGAGCTGGAGACGATCATGCCGTGATACATCTCGGCGCGGTAGATGTCGCTCTTCGTCGGCTCGTCGCGGTACGTGAAGACGCCCGGGGCGCCGTTCTCGCTGGCCTCCTGGATCTCGTCGAAGTCGTTCCACGAGAGCAGGTAGCCCGCGCTGGGCTCGTACAGGTCGGGGTTGGGGTTGCGGTAGGTCAGCAGGAAGCACGTGGGCATGATGAAGCCCATGCTGATCGCTGCGCCTTCCTGCGCGCTGTTCTGCACCGCGTCCATCACCACGAGCTCTTCGACGCCGAACAGGCGCGCCACGATCTCCTCGGTCACCGGCTCCTTGGAGGTGTGCTTCACGCGATCCACGATGTCGGGATCGTTCTTGATCGTGCGCCACACGTCGGAGCTGCACGCCCCGACGTTCGGCCGCTTGCCGCTGTTCGTCTTGATCGTGTCGCCCCAGCCCAGCACGTCGCCCACGATGTCGGCCGCCGCCAGGTTCCACTTGGTGAAGTCGACGCCGCCGGTCTTGTCGGAGGCCCACACGCTGGCCACGAGGAACGCCTCCTTGAAGGTGATCTCGCGGCGGATCAGCAAGTCCTGCGCGAGCGCGCGCACGGCGATGCCGTCGTTCGCCAGCGGGCTCTTGCGCTTCTTGCGGAACTCGTCGGGCAGCGGGAACTCGAGGCCCCAGTTGGTGAGGCTGAAGGTCGAGTTGCCGAGACCGAGCGTCTTGCGCGTGTACGGCGTGCCGGGCGCTCGCTGCTTGGCGTCGGTGCGGAAGAGATCGTCCCGCGTGAACTTCCAGTACTTGCCGGTGTCGTCGTCCACCGGCACCTTCCCGAAGACGCGCTGGCAGGCGTAGCCCTTCGCGTCCTGGATGTTCGCGATGATGAGGTTCGTCAGGTACTCATCGACCGCGAGATCGGTCATGGTCAGCTTCGGCATGGTCGCATCTCCCTCGTGTACACCCGGCCTCGCCGGAGCTTAGATCGCGGTCTGGGGGACGGCCCCCATGGGCATCAAGAGCAGCGCGAACAGCACGTCCGCCGCCGCGCTCTCCATCGCCTGACCCCACACGAACGAGGCGCGCAGGGGATCGTTCGCCGCGCCCGCGTCGGAGGTGTCGGTGCGGCCGGTCGTCGCCGGGATGAACTTGGCGCTCGCGTTCGTGGTCACCTGGTCGCCGCGGGTGACGCCGCCGGTCCCCGCGTACGCCTTGCAGATGCCCATGAACGCGACCTCGGCGGCCTGGTTCGTGTTGGGCTCGTTCTGCAAGACGCCGGCACCGCGCTCGCCGGCCGCGGTGCAGAGCAGCACCTTGAAGTCGGCCGCGGTCGACAGCTTCACGGCCTTGTGCTGGTGCGTCCGCAGGTCCTCACCCGCGATCACACCCGGAATCGACTGGTAACGCTCGACGGTCATGCTTGCTTCTCCCTCGGCTTCGCCCGTGTGTACCCGGTTGCCTCAGCTACGCCCGCGCTCGGCCGTTCGGGGCCGTGGCCTTGCGCTCGGCCACCACCTCGGCGTGGAGCTTCGGATCGGCCTCGGCGGCCTGCTTCATCGCCTTCGCCATCCCGACCTTGCCGCCGCTGTCGGTGACGATCTTCTCGGCGGCCTTCTTGAGCTTTGCCGACGCCGAGCTGGTGTCGCCGCCCCGGCTCGACCCCTGGGCGCGCATCGTCTCGGACGACTTCACCGCCTCGTGGGCCTGCTCGACCAGCTTGCGCTGCGCCGCGCCGAGCTCCTTGTCCGCGTTATCGTCGGCCGCCATGAGCTGCTTGGCGATGTCGTCGCGCGACCCCGGGGCGAACTCGAACTTGTCGGCCTCCTGGCGATACTTCTCCAGGCGCTCGCGCTTCTGGACCTCGGCGAGCTCGCTGCGCGCCTTCGCCAGCTCGGCCTGCTGCTCGTCGGCCCGCTTCTGGAGCGCCTTCATCTGCATCTCCATCGCGGGGTCGGCCGGCTTCTTGGGATCGGCCGCGCCGCCCTCGGGCGAGGGCTCGGTCGTCGGCGGGGGGGCGATCGACGCCATGATCAGGTCCCACTCCTCAGCGGAGAGCTTGGCCTTGATGTCCTCCATCGTGGCCGCCTTCGACACGTCCTTCAGCTTCGCTTCGAGCTGGGCACGCTTCGAGGCGTCCTTCACGTTGGCCAGGCACTTCTTGAGCAGGTCGAGCATCGGGTGAACCTCCAGCCGGTTGCGCTTGAACAGCCGGACTGTAACCCCTATCCCGGCTCCCTTGTCAACGAACGACACCTCCTCGATCTCAAGGTTGAGGAGCTTGAACACGCCCGGCGAGCCTTCGAGCGGCACGCGATCGGCCACGCCTGCGATCGAGAGCTCGGCGAGCTCGCCGCTCTCCACGCGCTTCAGCACCGCGTCGTCGTCGATGCGATAGCCCACCCACCAGGCGGTCGGCCCCTCGGGGACGCCCATCGCCGCGCGCTTGGCCGTGTCAAGGAAGCACGACTCGACCAGCCGCCCCACGCCGCGCCGTTCGTGCATCTCGCCCGCGTCCCGGCTGTCGAGGACGTAGGTGTACGCGGCCTTCTCTAGCTCCTCGCTGGGGATCACATCGGAGTCGTGGTCGATGATGACGCGCCCGTTCGCGTCCTTGACGACCGAGGCCCAGCCGAACGCGGTCCGGCTGGCCTTGTCGAGCTTGTGGATCGCGAGGCGGGCACCCCAGCCCACGAGCTCGGGGGCCTCGGCTGCGCGCTTCTGGGTGAACCGCTTGGAGAACGCCATGCGAGCGACTCTGCCGAGCGCCCGGGGTGGGGGTCAAGGAAGGATCAGATCGCGAGGATGCGCCAGAGGCTGGAGGCGCTGTCGTACCACGCCATCGCCGCGCCGCCGGGGCGCACCACCACGTCCGCCAGGTTGCCGCCGCTGAACTGGTTCGCCGCCGAGCTCGATCCGCTGGCGTGCACCAGCGTGAGGGTGCGGCCGGCCGTGCTGGAGATGTTGAAGATGAAGTACACCTTGCCCGGCGCGCCGCCGGCCAGCCCGGTCATGGATCGCGCCGCCGCGCCCGGATCGATGCGCAGCACGCCGGAGACGGCCGCGCCCAGGCCGGGGTCGTAGTTGTTCACGTCTCCGGTGAGCGCCGCCGGGGACACCACCGCGGGCAGCAGAGGCTGATTGAAGGCTCGTCGCTGGTCTCGGTTCAGGCGCGGCATGGAGGCGACGCTACGCGCGCGCCCGCGCTGGGGTCAAGCCGGTGGCGCTGCGCGCGCCGCTGACGTAGCCGATCCGCCA